TCGTCGCGCCAGTGCTGGTTGCACTTAACAGCGTAGCGGATGCAATCTTGATGGGCGGATTGAAAGTAACGGCCAAACCACGACCATTGATGGCCTCTAAATAGTGTGGGCCGAACTTGGTAACTCCAGGTCCAGCGCCTTCCTCAAGCATGATCGAGGAAGCCGTCGCCGCGCCGATGGAGAACACCACGGTCTGGACGTAGAGACTCAGGCCAGAAGTGGGAGCCGCTTTTACCGTCGTATCGGCAGCGATGACTGCCCCACCTCCGACAAGTCGCGCAAACCATTGCTGTGGTCCCGATGGGATAACAAACAGGGCCCCATCAACCGTGGAGAACCGCTGTACGTCGCCATCGGTTACCGACACCAGCCGGTTAGTCGGTGCGCTGTCTGCCGGGGTTTCGTGCGAGCCGGCGGTAGTGACCGGGTTGCCAGATGCGGCGGTGTCGTGGGCGATGTTGCCGGTAACAACAACGTCATTGTTCGTCCCGAGATTGACCAGCGCCCCGTCTACGCTGGTGCCCGGAGCACGATCCCAGTTCGTCCCATCAAACAACAAAGGAAAGTTGTAAATGCTGGGCGCGGTGGGAGCGGCGGTATTCTCCGCACTTATTGCAGCGGCGGCTGGTAGCTCTGTGTCAGCGGTGATGCTGCCTGACGTAACCGTGACATCGTTGTTAGCGCCGAGGTTGACCAGCGCGCCGTCCACAGAAGTGCCGGGGGCGCGGTCCCAGTTGGTGCCGTCGAACAGCAACGGGAAGTTGTAGATGCTCGGGGCCGTCGGTGCCGCCGTGTTCTCCGCGCTGATCGCGGCAGCCGCCGGTAACTCGGTATCGACCGCTCCGGTAATGGACACCGAGCCGTCAACAGTGATTAGCCCGCCGTTGTCATCAATCGACAACACGCCGGTCGAGTCGGTCGCAATCGTCACTCGAAGCGCCGTCGCTTCCGTGCCGCCCCCAGTAGTCGAAAGCGGGGCGGGAACTGTCAAAACATCAACCTGGAGTTCGCCCGCCGTGTCGGTTTTCAGGTGCCGGACGTTGGTGCCGTCCGTGCCGCCCACGACTACGGCGGCAGCCGGAGCGGCAGCCGCTATCGTCTGAGTGACTGCCTCGACGGTCTTTGCACCCTCTGCCCCCGCCACATGGGCGGGCCTAAAGAGTTGCAATTCCTGGTCAGCGTCGCCGGAGTATGTGACCTTATCGGTAGCGACCGAATAGTCCGCTAACGCGACATTGTCTACTGTTACGTTGTCAGCCAAGGGTCACCCCCGCGGGGTTACCCGCTCAGAATTCCTCGAAGCAGATCGTTGAGTTGCAGTTAAAGGCACCGCTCAACGCTGCAACGAGGTTCACGCACAGCCTACCTGACGAAGCCTGCACCGGGATACGCATGTCCGGGGCGAACAGAATCTCGAACGGCATGATGATCGACGGGCGGAAGCTGCCCTTAATGTCGCCTGGCGTGCCGGGCGTTGTCACCGTGCGCGTGACGGTGGTAAGCGAGGCGACCGTATTGCGCGGGTGAGCGCCAACCGGCGCGGCCGCCACACCGCCCGAGCCGGTCGTGGAGCGTTCCAGAATCTCGATCCGTGCCCGCTCATCCTGAGCGACCCCGGCGGTGATGGTCGGCGAGAAGTCGATCCGCACCCAATGCAGCAGGATCGAGGCGTTGCCGGTGACGATTTCCCACAGGTCTTGCGCGGCGGCGGTTACCGAGACGTTCTCGAACCGAGACGTATACATGACTCCGCCAGCCATGATCTATCTCCTGTCCGTTAGCCGAGTGCCGTGCGCAAATGCGCTTTGGCGTCAGCGATCCGTTGTCCAACAGCCTTTTCCTCTGCCTTCGCGGCGTCGCGCGCCACCAGGGCGGCATTGCGCTCGTCCTCGGCGGCCCGCGCACGCCTATCCTGGTCGTCGGCCTTTGATCTGGCCGTCGTCAGCAGCGCCCCCGCTTCCACAGCGGCCGCGGCCAGCATATCCTTGATTTCGGCGCTGGCCTTGGCGAGTGCGGCATTGGCATCCTCGACCGCGGCGCGGGCCACATCCAATGCACTCTCGGCCTTGGCACGCTCCGCTTTCAGGCGAACGATGCTGTTCTCATTCTCGGCGACTACAGACGCCGAGTTCTCCAGTGCTGTTGCCGCCTCCGAAAGCCGGTTCATGCCCTTGAGAAAGCGCGCGAACTGGCGCGTCTGGTTGCACGCCTCTTGCAGGCTCATCTTGTCGTCGTCTTTGCTCACTTGCGCGTTCCGTAGAAGGTGACCGTCAGGTTGGTCGTGCCGTCCCCGGCCGTGATCCGCGGGCGGATGTAGCGGGTCATTTCCTGCACCTGTTCGATGACCCCGGCCGCGACGACGTTGAGCGCGGTGCCTTGCGGGTCGGTCAGCACGACGTAATTCGTGCCATCGTTACTGCCCTCGATGCGGCAGCTGCCGGCCGCGCCGATGGTGCCCTGCACCTGGATCGAGCGATCGGCATAGTCAGACAATTCGACCGGGGCGCCGTCGTCTAATGACGCCTGCGTCAGCCCGGCCCACTGGCCGGTGACCGAGCGCATGTTGTTATCGACGTTGGTGAAGGCGCGGGTTGCCATCAGACACCGCCGACCGACTGGCGGTAGATGTCAACCACACGGATCGAGATTTTCTCCAGCATGTCCTGGAGCATCGCCACACTCTTGATGTCAGCGTTGTCGAGGAACAGGTCAATGAATCCCGCGGTCGCGCCGGCCGTGGCCGAATAAGCGACCGAGCTCGCCGGCACCACGCCACCGGAAACCGTATCTACGTCGAGCCGAAATCTCTGCGAAGCCATGCCTGTCTCCTAAAAAAGGGCCGGACGGTTGCCCGACCGACCCTTGTGAACGGACCCGCGCGACTCGATCAGTCGGTATCGGTGGTCGCGTGCGCGACGGTATCGACGCAGTCCACCGCGTTAGCGGCTAACGAGTTGACGTAGGTCGTGCCTCGCGCCGTGATCGCGGTCGGGGTCTTGATCGTGCCCGTTACCGTCGAGTAGAAGATGATGTCGCCGAGCCCGAGCTCGCGTGCCGCGGAGTTGAAGTAGCCGACTACGCGGATCACGGTGCCCGCATCGAGAGTCTGGTAGGTCCAGATCCTCGAGCCAGGGGGAGCGGCCGGGTTGGCGCAGTGAAGACCTGAGCGATCGAATGCCATTGCCGTGCTCCTGTTACTCGGTGAACTGCACGCCCTGCACGCCGACCGCGTCGATAATCACTGAGCCGGCCTTGAACTTGCCGGTGCAGAGATACGAGGTCTTGGTAGGGACGTAGTTGATTTCGGTCGAAATGTCGATGCCGGTCGCGAGCCCGACCGCGTCCTGGTGCCAGGCGAAGCCCTGGCGCAGCGAGCCGGACGGGATCGACAGGCCGCCTTCCTCGCCGACCGCATTGCGGTCGTCCATGATGTGCCACATGAAGCCGGCGAAGCTGTTGATCCCGCCTGACTGGAGTGCGCGCAACGAGTTGTAATCGGCGCTCGAGAACTGCGTGACCAGCAGGCACTGTTCGAGCCCGCGGGCATTCAGCAACAGGTGCCGGCCGCTATGCGGCACGCCCGCTGCATTCAGCACCTTCGACAGGCGCAGCACCTTGTCGAGGTTCATGCCGGAGGCGGTGCCGCCGACGTTGGTATCGACGGCCGCGACGTTGGCCGACAGGCCGAGCGCGGCGTAGATGATCTGGTCGGAGCGCCGGCCCATCGCCATGGCGATCGACTGCGCGAGCTCCTGCTTCTCGTCGAAGTTGACCGTCGCCTGGTCGAAGATGTCGGTGTAGTCCGAGGCGTGCCAGTCCTGCAACGTCGCCACGACGTTGGAGCGGGTCACGTTCATCGGCACGACTTCGGCCGAGCTCGCCTTCTGTTTGGCGATGCCCTTGCCGGAGTAGCGGAAATTACAGGTCGAGCCGATGATGTTGCGGCGCGACTTGGTGGTTCCATTCAGGACCGCAGCGCCCTGGTAGGCGTGCTTGACCTCTGAATCGAATTCAGCCTGCGCGGCATCGGTCAAATAAATGGACATGGCCTACTCCAAAGCGAAAAACGTCTACGTTCTTCGCCACGGTAGGTCCGCTGTCGGGCCGTGACTTGCAGGTCTGGGTGCCTGCCTCTGACCGCTGATCGGTTCGGGCCGCTTGCGCGGTAGTTCCGAGGATCAGTTGCCGCGAGGGTGAATGCCCCCGCGGCGGGTGTCAATACCTGAAGCTCAGAGCGGTCGGCCGCTTTCCGATACCGGCCTCATGCTGGCATCGCGGCGGGTTTCGCCGAAGACTTCCTTGGCCTTCTCGGCGACCATGCGATCGAAGGCCGGATCCACGGCGCGACGCCGTTCCTTTCTGCCGCCCTGATCGACCATCTCGAAATTCAGCGCATTCCACTGTTCCACGCTCATCGCTCCACTCGGCGCCACGCCCTGCGCGTCGCGCTGCACGAAAGCCGGCGCCCCGGTTGCGCGCACCAGCGACTCGATTGCATCGAACGCGGCGGCGCTGGTCAGGAATCCGGTAATGGTCGCCTGGTCTTCCTCGGAAAGGTTGGCGGACAGGAATTGGCGCATGTCCTGCACCCGTTGCTGCGCGTCTTTCCCCAGCTTTTCCACCTCGGCCTTGAAGCTGGTGCTGCCCCGCTCATCCGCCAGGCGCACCACCTCGGCGACCACCTCGTCCACGAACGCCTGGGAAACGTCGTGCTTGCGCGCCACGGCCAGGAATCCCGTCACCCCCGGGTCGTCGGCCGGGATCTCGAACGGCAGCTTGCCCTCCTGGGGCGGCGGCAGGTTGACCTTGTACTCGGTGCCGTCCGCGGGTCCGCCGATGACCTCGAGCTTTTTGCCGAGCTTGCCCTCGGCCCAGCGCAACTGATTGAAGACTACGTCTGCCTTCACCTTGCGATTGCCGGCGTCCCAGTACTTGCTCGGGATGTTGGCTGGGCGCCCGTCCTCGCCCCGCGCGCCGAATAGCGCCTCGGCAGCCGCCTCGTCATAGCTGAAGCTGATCCCCTGCGCGGCGCTCGCGGGCTTATGGCCGGCGACCGCATTGGCCTGGTCGGTGACCGCCTTGGCGGCGGTCTGTTCGGCGGAGGCGGCGTCCAGGATGTTTTCGGCGACTGCGTTCATGGCGGTTCCCCAGGCCCGGTACGGGCGATCTCGAGTTGTGCGAGTAGTTGCCGGATCACGTTGGCCTGGCCCTCGCGGATGCCCTGCGCGAAAGCGTCTTCATTCGGGCGCACGATCGAACGGCACAGGAATACCTTGATCCAGTGTTCCAGTAATACTCTACCAGCATCGCCGTCGAATACTACCGCGTGCATCTTGGCGATCCGCATCGCCTCATACCAGCGATCGCCCTTGGCGGCGCGCAGGATTTCCTCGGCCTCGGCGTCAAACATGCCGGGCAGCGCGAGCGCGCGGGCAAGCGGATCCTGGCTCATGCCGCGGCGGGTTGCCCTTGGGCTGCCACCTGCGCCTGCATGGCGGCGGCGGCCTCCTGCATCATCTTGTTGCGCTCGCCGTCACTGCGCAGGAGCTCGGACGGAACGCCGGATTTCTTGAAGATGAACTCGGCGGCCAGTTCCGGCTTGAGCGCCAGCATCATCGCTTCCGGCCCGAGCGGGGCAGCCAGGTTAAAGGCGGTCTGCAACGACATGAGCTCGTCCTGGTCCTGCGCCCGGGCGAGCGGGCTCATGTGCTTCAGGGTGATCTCTTTGCCATCGACCCGGATATCGGCCATCTTGCCGATCGACTTTAGCACCGCGATCCCGCGGTTGATGACCCGCTCGAGGAATTCGCTCTGGAGCCGGCCAAAGCTCGAGCCGATGCGCTGTATGAATTCCCGGTCCTCGATCAGCACCTCGGTCGCCGACTGGATCGGCCCCTCGCGGCGCCGGGGATCGGCGAACATCTGCCGGCGCACGCTCATCCGCATATCCTCGAGAATCATCTGCGACAGTTCCGGGCGGGCGTTGGCCTCGAGTTGCCGGATGCTGGGGTTGTGCGTGTCATTCGAGGCGACCGCAATCACCGCGGTCGGGTCCACGCGCACGATGAACGGGTTAATGACCCCATCGGCGACTGCGGTGTAGGGCGGCATGACAGTGAGCGCCGCACCGCGCAGGATGTACTCGACCACGCTGTTAAGGGTCTTGATATTCGGCAGCGCCGCCATCACCGGGCCGCGGCCCCAGTCCTCGCCGGCAATCGAGGACCAGCGGAACACGATGCACGGCGAAGTGGCGCCGTAGTTGCGCCAGTACATAACCGCCTTCTCGGCTTTTGAGAACACCACCAGGTAGTACTCGGCCTTGCGCGGCTCATACAGGCAGGCGACCTGGTACTCCACGTCACGTTCCGGGTTGTCGCGCTTGGCTTGCTCGAAGCCAGGCGGCAGCACGATCCCGGGATACATGCGCTCGAGGTGCCCAGGCGGGCTCTTGCGCTCCATGAAGGTGGTTTCGACCAGGCCGGTCGGGCCTTCCTCGATCGCCAGCAGCGGCGGCGGGATCGAGGTAAAGACCAGGCCGTTGCGTTGCTCGTTGAGCTCGCAGGTAATGGCGCCGGTCCCGACCGACAGATCCTGAAACGCCTCGTGCGCCTTCAGCACGAAGTTCGAGTGGTGTATGTAGGAGAAGAAAATCTCGGTCTGTTGCTCGAGTTGCAACGCGAGCTCGTCACTCTCGCGGATCTCCGGGGGGAGCGCCGGCCCAGCGACCAGGCGCGACCACTCACGCCAAGGCGGGCAAATGGTAGCCTGGATCCGTGAGGCGAATTCCTGTACCGCCTCCTGGGCGGTGCCGTCGAAGATGTACTGGCCCTTCTTCTGGCCGGGCGACTGATGAGTGAATAGCTCGCGGTCAGGGATCGCGTAGCGGTAGCAGTCCTGCATGTTCGAGCGCCACAGTTCGCGCCGTGATACCGCGCGGTCGTAACGCTTGACGATCGACTCGAGCGGTCCTATCTGGCGCGGAACCTCCACTATCGCCGCCCACCGTAGCCGCCGTGTCGAACGCCACCACCGCCGCCGCCGCCAGCGCCACGCACGCCGCCGCGCACGCCGCCGCGCCCACCGCCGGAAAGGCCGGACCCGACCACGCCGCTCACCAGCCGCGTCTCGCCCGGCCGGACCCCGCGTTCGCTGCCGGACAGCAGGCTCGAGCGCCCGCCCATTTCGCTGCGCAGGATGCGCCGCTTGCGTTCATTGATCTCGTCTTGCGTGCGATCGAGCTCACGCGCTTGCGCAGCGTCGAGCGCCTTTTCCTCTTTCGACTTCTTCGGCTTGCTTGCCAGTGACATTGCGCTTCTCCAGATAGCGATATAGCCGCCAGGGCGTCCACAGCCAGAATGATCTCACCCCGAGCGCCGCCTTACAGCCCTCGACGCAGGTCAGCGGCCCGACCGACCACGGCGCCCGCATCCGCTTCGGCTCCGCCTCGACCGCAACCTCGAGCACATGCACGTCGCGGTCGTCAATCCATGCGAGCGGGTTTTCCTCCTGGTAGTAGTCGAGGATACTCACATGCAGGCGGTAAAGGGTAGGGTCCACATACAGCCAGCACGCGCCGTCCCAGATCAGGACGTAGCAATGCCGGAAGCCGCGGCGCAGGATCCGGTCCCACCACGACGGCCGGATCCCGTTCGCGCAGACCAGGAAGTAGCGGCGCCACGGCCCCTCACCCAGCACTACCGCATGACCCCGGCCCAAGGCTCTCGGGTCGCGGGTCGCCCCGCGCCCTCGAGCCCAGGCAGGATCGCCCGCGGGTTTTCGCCCATCTCGAGGAATGCGTACTCGGCCGACTCGGCGACGTGCGAGTGCATGTTCTTGTCCGGCGCCTCGCGAAACCGCTCGCTCCCCGACACCTGGATCCGGCGCAGGCAGTAGCCGCCGGCCATGGCCTTGCGCAGCCGGGTACAGGTAGGCGACACCTGCCAGGCGGGCTTGCCATTCAGAAGCCGTGACAGCACCCCGCGCACCGCACCCTGGCGCAGGCCCGGCTCGTTGGTCCTCGCCGGGCGAGCGATGATGCCGTTGGCGGCCAGGATCTGGAACACGGTGCGATCGTCATTGCCGCCGCCCTCGCCCGAGGGGTCGCCGACGATGTCGAAACTGCATTGCGGGTACTTGGCGATGACGGTGACCAGTTCCTTGGCGAATTCGGTCGCGCCCATGCGCGTGGACACAAGCTCGTCGAAGGTCCAGATGGTCCCGGTCGGCTGCCGCTGGTGGAAGGTGGCGGCCGGGGTGAGGCCGAAGTCCATGCCGATGGTGGCGCCGCCCTGGCGCGGGACCAGCGGCGCCTTGGCGCAGTGTGCGTGGTCAGCGTACTCCGGGTAGATCGCCTTGCCTTCCTGGAGGAAGCCGTACTCGCCGTGGACGTAGACCCGGGTCCAGTCCTCGGTCTTGCCGGCCATCATGCGCTGGTAGTAGCCGAGCGGCAGGTTGCTTACGTTCTCGGCCTGGGGTGACAGCGCCGAGGGCTGGGCGAAAAACTCGAACATCGGCTGGCCGGGCTTCAGCAGGCCCATGCGCCGGAGCTCCGCCTCGGCCTGGTCGGTGGACTCGAGGATCTGCTGGCCCTCGACGGTCGAGCTATCCCGCTCGGCCAGGGTGTACCACCAGTGCTCGGTGTCCGGGCTGTTGGTGTCCATGAGCGTGCCGTACCAGGTCGGGCCGCCCTCGCGGATCGGCGGGAAGCGCCCGCACCTCGAGGTGATCCCGTCAATGACTGCCTTGGGGATCTCGCGCGCCTCATTGACCCAGGCGCCGGTCAGGTCCATGGATAGCACCTTCTTCACGTCGGCGATTGACTCGAGCGCCAGGAACAGAACCTCGATCCAGAGCTCGTCGGTTTCGATGACATGGGTCGGCGGACCCTGGTCAGTCCAGTGCCCGAATTGCCTGGGCATGATCTCGTGCCAGGTCTTGATCGTGGTCGTCTTCAGTTCGGGATAGGTTTCCCGGACCACCGCCCAGCGCGTCCTGCGCTTGCCATTGTAGGGCTCTTGCTGCTGGGCACGGCGCAGGATCTCGAAGCAGCACAGGGAAGACTTCCCCGACCCGTAAGGCCCGCGGATCCCTCGGACGAAGGCATCCGAGGCGAGAAAGGCCGCCGATACCGGACCCGGCGGCTCATACTCGATCTCAAGGCTGTCGGTCACGGCTCACGAGGCTGATCTTCAGCGCCATGGGCGCGGTGATCTTCACGTCACGCGGCAAGCACTGGCCCACCAGGCGCAGGAACGCCTCCGGTTTCGACTTCCTGGCCTGTTCCTCGAGGTAGCCTTGGCCGCCCACGCTTTCGAGGGCGCCCAGTACCATCTCGCGCAGTTCCTTGTTGATCCGGTTCGGCACCCCGAATCTCCGGCCCTTGCCCATGTTCGGCGGCTTCGTGCCTTTCGGGGCGGCCATCTTCTCTGTTCTCCTGTTTGCAGTAGTCCAGGAACGGCTCCTGGCCGATGTAATCAGCGAGCCGGGTCGGGAAGTCCACCTCACGCAGCAGGGGTGCGACTTGAGGGAACTTCACGTCAGCCAGGGCGATATTGAGCGCAAATGCGGCGCGAGGGAAGGTAGTTCGTGCGTGGAGTCTTCCCGAGTCGTTATTGTTTTGCAGGTCGTGGGAGGCTTCGCGGATGACCTGGTCGGCGGCCATGATCGCGGTCCAGGCGGCTGCGAGCTCGGCGGCGGCTGCGTCCCAGCGTCTTGCGGCCAGGACCACGGGGATTGAGGCTTCGATGACGCGATCGCGGGCGGCTTGGTAGCGAGCTTCCATGGCTTTCCTTTTTCGGCGGTTACCGCAGGCAATGCAGTAGTCGAAGGCACCGTCGCCGCTGTTGGCGTTTTTCCAGAATTGCTCGATGGGCAGGGTACGTTGGCACTGGTAGCAGATTTTTTCGCTGATAGCGGCGAGCACGGTGCTGGCGAGAAATTCGAGTCCGGCGGTGGTGAGTGCGTAGCAACTGTAGCGTAATTCGAGCAGGTTGCGCTCGAGGGCGATGCGCAGGCCGGTGAGGTCGCCGTGGAAGTAGTGGCGTAGTTCTGGGAAGGGGACTATTCGGCTTGGCCTTTCAGCCACGAATTGCAGGATTTCCCGGAGCTTGGTCACTCCGGGACCAGGTACAGAGCTCGAGTGGCGATGAGGGTCAGGATGATGAGGGCGACTCCGATCCGGGCGATCACAACTTCACGGTCTTCGGAGTCTTTGAGGTTCACGGTCCCGCTCTGCGTTTCAGGTTGAAGTCTTATTCTGATTCAGAGTTCTGAAGGCTACATGCCCAACGGAGTGGCGGGCGTAGCCGTGCTATCCCGGTGAAGGGGCAGCACGGCCGCTCATGCCCTTACGGAGCCTGGAGCGTTGGCGAGTTGCTTTAGACCTGGCCGCCCTCTCGCCTACGCCGTGGCGGTGCCGCTGTCCAGGATCCCCCAGTAGCGGCTTTTCGATGCGACCCCTGGTGCCAGCCTCTCGGCAGCGCGTCGAGTCGCAAGTGTCTGAATGCTCTGTTACTTAACCTCAGTCAACTATTGCCGGATTGCGTCAGTGACGCGTCGCAATTAGGATAGCTGGGACGGGGGTCAAACTACGGTCACTGACTCTCACAGGCTCGTCCTGGGTAGCGCACCAGGGCGGGCCTTTTTCTTGCCCGGAAAAAGACCGGGGCTGGGGGCGCCCCGGCCGAAGGTCGGTCGCCCGGGTGAAGGGCGGCCGGAGTGGGATCATGGCGGGCACAGGTCGATCGGGTACAGGTCTGGGCGCAGTCTCGAGCATGGCAGGCGCAGCGCCCGGGCGATGGTGACGACGTGCCGGGCCGGGATCCGGCCGGAGTCGTCCCAGTGCTGGACCGCCTGGGCGCCGACCCCGCACAGCTGGGCGAGGCGGTACTTGCTGCCGGCGGCCTTGGCCGCGTACTTGACTGGGCTGGTTTTCGCCATGTTCGGCAGTGTGCCATAACACGGCCCGGCAATCAATGTTTGCATGTAGTACAGGTTTCCTTTATACTCATTTCCGTGGGAAACGGAAACAGCAAACAGGAGACTCAGATGTCACGTCCTCTCTACGAAATCGCCAGCGAAGTGCGGAAAGACTGGAAGAAAGTGAACTACGCCGCGGCCCCCTACCTGGACGCGCTGGGCTCGCTCGACAGCATCAATGACCCCTACTACTGCGACAGCGGCAGTTCGGTGGTCGCCTACTTCCTCGGCAATGCGAACTCCTGGAAGGGGGAGGTAGCGCGGCGGGTGAAGGCCGAGCTCAACGGGCTGCTGAAGGGGGCGAAGTGAAGGACCGGCTCACGGTCTACGGCGCGGCGCTCGAGGCGGCCAACGCCGCCTACGCCGCGGCAGTGGCCCGGGTAGGTGGCTACCTGGGCGCGAGCGAGGCCCAGTTCCAGCAGGTCATTCTGCCGGCTGGGCGGGTCTGGGATCTCGAGGTTGCGGCGGCCTATGCCGCCCAGGAGGCAGCATGAAACCCGATCTGAAAATCAGCGGCGGCGGAACCATCTACCTGGTCAGCCCGGTCAGCAAGGCCGGGCAGGAGTGGCTGGACGAGACGGCCCCCGCCGAGGCCCAGTTCCTGGGCAACTCAATGGCAGTCGAGCACCGCTACATCGCCGAGGTGGTCGAGATCGCCAGGGCGATGGGCATGAAGGTCACATAAGGAGACGAAGATGGGCGACAGAGTGTTATTTCAGGTGGTAGGCAAGGAAGGATTTTCGCCAGTGGTGTACGGGCACTGGAGCGGCTGCAAAGCCCCGGAGGTGCTGGAGCGGCTACAGGCCAGGATGAAGGGCCGCGAGGGCGACGTGCAGTACACGGCCGCCCGGCTGGTACAGGAATTGGTCGGCGATGCCGAGGGCGGCTTGTCCTTCGGGTTGTGGAATGCCAAGGCGAAGCTGAAGGCCAAAGACAGCCACGGCGACGCCGGGGTAGTGCTGATCCACGCCGAACGCGACGGGCTCAGGTTCGAGTGCTTGGGCGGATACCTCAAGGTAGCGGAAAGCGGAAAGGTGGTGGAGCCATGAAAATCATCACGGCAGAGATCCGCAAAAAGCTCCCGGCGCTCTACGCCAACGAGCACAAGAAGCCGGGCGAGATCCCGGTGGTATTCAAGCTGTTCAACCCGGCCGGCATCGGCACCTGGTACATCACCGAGGGCAACCTGGAGACGGGCGAATTGTTCGGCTTGTGCGTGCTGCACGAAGCCGAGCTCGGCTACGTCAGCCTGCCGGAGCTCGAGGCGCTCAAGCTGCCCTTCGGGCTGAAGATCGAGCGCGATCTGCACTACCGGGGCACGCTGGCCCAGGCCATGGAATACGAAGGGCGTTGACGGTAGTACAGGTATCGTGTATTGTGGGGTCGGGTAGGAAACAGGAGAAGAAAATGCAGGGCTCACTCTGGCGCAAGCTCGAAACCGACTTGGCCGAAGCCCGCCGACAGGCAAGCGAGCTGCGGGTACAGGCTCAGACAGACATGGCCGACCGCGCCGAACTGATCGCGTACCTCGCCGCAGTCGAACAGTTGATCGACCGCCCGGTAGCCGAGAGCGGCGGTTATCACTACACCGTCGCGAACATGTCCATCGAGCTTGTCTCGACGATTCGCGCCACGCTCGCCCGGATAGGTGCGGCATGACCGTCTCGCCCCTGGATTGCACCTGCTGGTCTACGACTGACAATGACTTGCACATTCACCCCGCCCTCTGCCAGGCGCACCGCGACGAGCTCCACCAGGCGCTGGGCGCATTCCACTGGGTCACGCCGAAATACCAGCGGTACTTCGCGACCGAAGCCGATGCGAAAGACCGCGCCAAGATCATTACCGACCGTTGGCCTGGCGAAGGCTACGGGACCATCGTGTCGATTATCCCCATCAGCCGCTGGTGGCTGGTGCGAGCGAATTGGAGCAATTCATGCGAGTGAACTACAGGAGAAGAAATGGTAGAGCAGGACGTATTCGAGTTGCGCTGCGACGAGGACTCCGCATGACCCGCTACATCAGGCCAGCGATACCCATCTACGCCGACCAGGCGCACCGCGACGAACACGACCGGCTGATCGAAAAGGCTTGGCGGGCTCGAGTGTGGCTGCGCATGGAAGGCTTGCGGCGCAGGACCAGACAGGGAATTCCCAGACTCATAGCGAGGAAAAGATGAACGCCAAGATCCAGACTACCGACGTTGAAGTGCTACAGCCGGCCAGCGCGCCTACTTCCATCCTCGAGGTCATCGAGCGGGTGACCCGGGATCCGACCGCGGACGTGGCGAAACTCGAGAAGATGCTCGAGCTCTACGAGCGGGTCAGCGATCGCCAGCGCCAGGCCGAATTCGCGGTCGCGATGAACACCGCGCAGGGCAAGATCCGGGCGGTCGGCTATGACTCCGACAACCCGCACACTTCGAGCCGCTACGCCAGCTACGAGGCGCTCGATCGCGCGCTGCGCCCGGTCTACTCCGAGGCCGGGTTTTCGCTCACGTTCAACACCGTGCCGACCGACCGGGCCGAGATCGTGCGCGTGACTTGCCGGGTGATTCACACTTGCGGCTATTTCGTGGACTACTCGATCGACATGCCCGCGGACGGCAAGGGCGCCAAGGGCGGCGACGTGATGACCAAGACCCACGCCACCGGCTCGGCCGTATCCTACGGAATGCGCTACCTGCTGAAGATGATCTGGAACGTCGCAACCGGCGAGCGCGATGACGACGGCAACGCGGCCGGCACCGAGTTCGTCACCGAGGGCGAGGCCGCGGATCTGCGCGCCTTGGCAACCGAGATCGGCGTCAACGTCCCCGCCTTCCTGAAGGTGATGAAGGCCGAGACGTTCGAGAAGATCCCGGCCGCCCGATACAAGGATGCGCTCGCCACGCTCGAGGCCAAGCGCAAGCGGGGGTAAAGATGGGGTACTACAGTTGGCAGACCGGGCACAAGACCACGCGCGCAAGGATCGACGCGCTGATCGACTGGTATGGAAAGTTCAAGCCCGGCGAGGGGCAGCGCATCCCGGTCGATATTACGCCGACTGGCCTGGCCCAGATCCTGAAGCATGAATTCGGGCGCGACGAGAAGGGTAAGCGGGTCGTGGTCAAGGAAATCGAGTACCGCAAGCGCACCCTGGTAGCCACCAGGCCGCACAAGCAATAGGGGGAGCATATGGAACAGGGTTCACCGGAATGGATCGCGGCGCGGCTCGGCAAGGTGACCGCCTCGCGGGTCGCCGACGTGGTCGCCAGGACCAAGAGCGGCTACGGCGCCTCGCGCGCCAACTACATGGCGGAACTGGTGGCCGAGCGCCTGACCGGCGCGGCGGCCGATCGCTATGTGAACGCCGCGATGCAGTGGGGGCTCGACCACGAGGGCGAGGCCCGCGCTGCTTACGAGTTCCACCGCGAGCTCGAGGTGACCGCGGTCGGTTTCGTGCCGCACCCGGTCATGCCCATGTCCGGCGCATCGCCTGACGGCCTGGTCGGCCTGACCGGCCTGGTCGAGATCAAGTGCCCGAATACGGCGACCCATATCGAAACCCTGCTGGGGGCTCCGATCGCCGACTCCTACGTCAAGCAGATGCAGTGGCAGATCGCCTGCACCGGGCGGGCTTGGGCGGACTGGTGCTCCTATGACCCGCGGCTACCGCCTGCGCTGCGCCTGGTGGTCCGCCGGCTCGAGCGCGACGGCGCCCTGATCGACAGCCTGGCGGTCGAGGTTGGCAAGTTCCTGGACGAGCTCGAGGTCATGGTCGAGCGCCTGACCAAGCTGGCCGCGTGACGCTACTCGAGATCCCGAAGGGACGCGAGGCGGTTGCCCTGGGCCGGGTGCTGGGGGCGATCAGTTGTCTGCCTGCCGACCAGGCTTGGGAAATCGAGATCCGCGAGCGCAAGCTACGGCGCAGCGAGCAGCAAAACCGCTATCTCTGGGGCGTGGTCTACGCGACCCTCCTGAAGGCCGGCGGCGAGGCGCTGGCCGGCTGGGATGCCGCCGACCTGCACGAGTACTTCCTGGGCGAGCACTTCGGCTGGGAGAAACTGGTCGGGTTTGGCAAGACCCGGATCCGCCCGATGCGGCGTAGCTCGCGCCTGAATAAGCAGGAGTTCTCCGACTTCCTGGCCTTCGTCCAGCGCAAGGCGGCCGAGCTCGGGGTGGTGATCCCAGACCCGGATCTGGCGCCATGAGGCTGCGCGCCAGTGCCCGCGGGCGCGACTGCACCATCCGGCTCGAAGGGGTCTGTAACTTCGACCCCGAGACGACGGTCCTCGCTCACTACCGCATGGTCGGCTACTCCGGCGCCGGCTATAAACCGCCCGACTTCATGGCGGCATTCGCCTGTTCCGCCTGCCATGATGCCGTCGATCGGCGCCGCTTCCTGGACCTGGAGCGGGAGCACGTCGCGCTGGCGCACCTGCGCGGCGTACTGCGGACCCAGGCATATTGGTTCGACCACGGTTTTATCACTATCCCATGAGTAAGCCGCGAATCCGTCACCGGCTGAGACAAGGCAGCGGCTTGTGCCAGTGCCCGGGCTGCCTGGAGTATTTCTACTCTACCGCCGCCTTCGACAAGCACCGCACCGGGCGCCACGGCCTGGACCGCCGCTGCCGGACGCCAGCCGAAATGATGCAGTGCAACATGGCCCGGAACAGGCACGGCTTCTGGGTCGGTGACCCTAACGTCTACCATACGGCCAAGCGCGCCTGACGGGCGATCGCCCCCAGCCAGCCATAACCCCTACAGCCCACAAGGAACCACCGCCATGACGCCCCGGAAACGCCTGCCACCCCTACTGCTGATCCTGTCCACAGCCCCGGCCTGGGCCTACGACGCCAACGTGACCTGGATCAATGCCACGCAGTACGAGGACGGTAGCCTGATCGTGGACGGGACCGGCGACGATGTAGTCGCCAGTACCCGCGTGGTCTACGGCACTTGTTCGGCGCCGGGCGTATTTGGCACCGAGACGGGCGCGAAGGTGGTGCCGTGGCCGGGGGCCGCGGCCAGCTTTACCGGCCTGCCGGGCGGGACGTATTGCTTCCGGGCGCGGCATACGACGGTAGGCGGCACTTCGAGTAATTGGAGCGGCGCCGTCGCCAAGACCTACTCCCGCAAGCCGAAGCAGCCGACCGCCGTGGTGGTGCCATGAGCGAGGAACACGTTATAGAAATCATCCAGCTACTCAAAGCAATCAACTACTCGCTCGGTGCTCTTGTGGGTGTCGTATTTGTCGGACTAATCGCCAGTTGGCGCAAGCCATGACCGACTCCCCGGAACGTGCGCTGGTAGCGCTTGTCGCCTGCGAGTTCTCTGGCGTGGTGCGCCGCGCCTTTCGTGAGCGCGGGCACAATGCCTGGAGTTGCGACCTGCTGCCAGCTGATGACGGAGGCGAGCACCACATACGGGGCGATGTGCTGGATATTCTGGAGGACGGATGGGACTTGATGGTCGCGCACCCGCCCTGTACTTATCTGGCCGTGAGTGGG